TGCGTCATTATCCGTACGAAAAACATCGCCCATTGCATCTTGCATGAATGGGGGCATTCTCGTAGTAAAATATAGGTCGTATAGTAAATTAGAGTGTTTCTTTAGAAAAGGTATAAAGTCACTATCAATAAACTCAGGACTGAGTTTCGGATTGATCGGAAGACTGAAGACTCCTGTCCTTAAGGTTGTTGTGTGCATAATCTGATAAGACACCTGCTGTGTCAAATAATTGGGGTGGTTTTCCGTCTAACATTTTTTCTACTCTTTCTTCTGCTGCTTCCTTAATACCTCCAATGGATTTATTAACTGCAGTAGAATATGTCATAGCAAGATCAGTAACTGCTGCTTGATCTTCTGGTGCCATCTGCAAGATAGATTCCAAGTTACCTGCTTGGATTCTACCAGTAGTTAGCAAATCTATAGCACTCTGTTTACCCATACGAGCAATCCAATACTTATGCTCTTCCATACTCTCTAACTCTTTGTCTTCTAATATCTTTGTGATCTCATCTGGGTTACTAGTTCCTGCCTTTGCTTTGATGATGTCAAACAAACCATTAAGTTCTTCTTTGCATTGGTGGATTTTATTTAACCATATTTGTTTATCAAGATACAATAACTCTAGTTCATACTGTCTATCAACCTTATGAAACTCATCTTTCTCTTTATCACGAGCAGCAGTAACTCTAGCAATGTCATTAAGACAACGCTTGAACTGTATAGTAGTTTTTTGCAATGCGTTAGTTCTACCCTGTATCTCCATCATTGCTTGACGTATTTGTCTGTATGGGGATACTTGTGAGTTTACAACAAAGTATTCGTTTTGAAATTTAGTTTGACCGAAGTGTTGTTGCTCTGACCATGCCATCAGTGCTTCATCAAACTGGTCTACATCATATTCACTTATATGTTTTAAATCTTCTAAAGTCTCTCTGATATGATAATCAGAACTTAAGTCCTCCTGAGTAGTCGAACTTAACTTTTCGTTCGATGTTTCCTGTTTCTTCATTGGTTGTGCATCTTCCATATTCAAGGCATTGTGTATTAGACATTGCAATGCTGAAGTAATCTTCAAGCACTACATTTAAGTCACGAACAGTCGTACATCCAGTTACAACATGGATCATCTTTTGTTCTGCAACTGCTAAGTCATAGAGTTTAGTTTTAAACTCTGCTTGTTTATCAACTATTTTAGTCGCAAACTGCAAAGTTGTCAAGTCCCTGACCTCTGCTAACTTATGTATAAGTTTTGTCTCAAAAGAATTATCAGCAATATATGCGGTTGCCTCACATATTTGATCTACCCATGTTGCTTCTTCAAGTGTAGAAAACTTAGTCATAAGAAGATTATGTCTGTGTTCAAACTCCTCTTGAATCGCTAGGGTCATCACATCTATCATGAAAGGAATAACATAATCTGAATATATTGTATCATCTATGACTTCTTTTTCTTTATTTGTAGTTCCTTCTTCATTTACACCATAGGCGGATCTCTGGAATCTAATCTCTCCCCAATACTTATCTCCCATAATACCATGTTTACTGGGATACCTAAGATAAGTTATGTGCTGTGGTATGAATTTAAAATATTCGTCTGCAAGATGATAGGATTCTAATCCCAAATAAGTTCCAACACGGATACCCCACTCCCCTACCTGAGGATATTTCTCGACATCTAAAACGATGACGTCATTTGAAGTTGTGCTAATCATTAGTAGTTAGGAATGTTTGTACCATAATCGTAGTTGCCCTGTCCTGATACAGAACTAGCGGACGAACAGTGTGCTGATGACATACCACCATGTCCTGTTGGGGGTGAGTTTCCACCTAAGTTGTTGTAACTATCACTGTTGTAGTTAACTTTGAATGTATTATTGTTCTGTGAACCATTATAGTTACCTAAACAATATCCTTTTCTCATACCCATTTCAAAGTTTTCTTCACCCATATTACCGAAGTTAAGACCTCTAACTTGAATACCAGTAAGATCGTTACACTTCTGGTTTCCGTTCTGGTTGTTATTACCTGTACCAACGTACATATGTCCTAACATACTAGGAAGAATTTTCTTCCAACCATCACCACCTGGTCCGTGTTCCCATGATACCCATGATTCTGTCTTGAAGAATTGACCTCTTCTAGTTCCTGATCTCTTAACCCAACCATAGAGTCTACCATGTCCACCCCATGTAGGGTCATCGCCACCATCATCAAAGTTTGGCGGGAAACCTGAGGTTCTCATAACCTCTGTTTTCAAGTTGAACACGTCAGTTCTTGAGTTACCACCACCATATAGGTATGAATATCCACCTGCAAACACATGATCTTGGTGAGAACCCATTGAACCTCTGTTCACCGTCATATTCCACTGTGACTGATGAGTCACACCAGATTCAGTTGACATTGACATTGCGTTGGTATATGTAGAGGAACCTCTATATGTGTTCTCCATAGAGTGAAAGAAGTGCCTAGTATCATGCCATGATCCTGACATGTAAGCACCTGATCTGTCTAAAATATCTCCTAAGTTTGTTGATGTATCTGTAGAATGAACTGTTCTATTAACATTATTCCATGGCGAACCATTTTGGTATCCACCACCAACATATCCATGTGTCCAAATTCTTGCTGTTGACCACCCTGTATCGTTCTCTCCATCAAATGACCAGTATGCGTTAGTTCCGTCTGATCTTAATAATGCTCCAACTGTATATGATGCTGAATATCTGTTTGTAGATTGATCTGGTAATGAACTACCTGCTCCTGCAATAGGACCCCATTGAACTGCACCTGCATCTTGATCATATGAGTATCCTTCAAAAGTTCTATCTGTACTATTATATCTGAATAATCCTTCTACTGGTGAACCTGGTCTTTCGGCTGTAGTTCCTACTGGAACTTTCATACCGTCAGTACCTGCAATATCTAAGGTGAAACTGGGTGATGAATCATTAACACCGATTCTGTTGTTGGAAGAATCAACATAAAGAGTTCCAGAATCAAAATTAAAGTTGCCAGACGCTTCCAGTTGAAACTCTGCGGTTCCACCTCCACCTGCTAGGGATACAACTTTATCAACGTTTAATTGTGACATTCGTGACTTTTTACTCCTTCCTTGTTATTTATGCAGGTCGAACAAGTACACAACCTCTTTTGAGATATGTATCTTCGTTTGACGTTGCCTGATCTGAGTGTATGACAATATGCATGTTATCACTATAAGTTGTTCCTAAATCAACGGTGAACCATGCATCACCATTAAATACGTTCGGACCTGTGCCACCAGAGTTATCTCCTGGCTGTACTGTAAAGTTTCTCACATATTCTGAGGTATAACTGTTTCCAGACCTAGAGAAACATGTGTATCTGTTACCCATGAAACCACCTGGATTATTACCACCTGCAACGTGTGTAGGTTGCTGACCTGCTGTTGATGGGCATGAGTTACTATCATTGTTAGAGATAGCAGTGTAAAAGGTAAAGATGTGCTGACCATCGCCAGATTGTGAGTTGTCACGCATGATCGTTAGACCATCACCAACTCCTGACGAAATATTTAGGAAGTTTCTACCGTTCTGACCATCATTAGAGTAGTAGTTATAAAGGTTCATTCTCATCTTCACATAACGATATGTGACACCTCTATTACTAAAAGTTGCGTATCTAAAGTCAGATCCACTTACATTTCTGTAATAACCCCATGTTGAGTTATATGCAAAGTTACCTGTAGGAGTTGTATCTCCTTGGTCATTTAAGTTCTGTCCTGATAATGCTGATGCGTTAGTAAAAAATGCAGCACCACCGCCACCCCAGTTACCTATGAGAATATAATACGGGTGACTGTTGATCGGTACAAAGTATCTACGGGTTGTACCATCTAAGTTCATATAGTAGTTACCATCTGCAGCAACACCTGCGTCCATCAATTCTTGAACATTTGCTGCTGCCTGTGCAGGAGTACTACCATTATTACCACCTGATGATGCTTTTACAATCTGCAACCATGCACTACCACTCCAAACCTCTACCTGTAATAGTTCACTATTAAACCTTATCATTCCTGTAAATGGAGAAGAAGGTCTTTGTGCTGTAGTTCCTACTGGTAATTTGAAATGTGATAATGGATTTAAACCTAGAGTACCATCAATATTCAAAAGTTCTCCATCATCAACTTTGATCTCAAAGTTGTGATCCGCAGGTGCATTTAGTTCATTAACGTTTAGAGTACTCATGTCTTATGCGTAGAAGAATAACCAGTACATATGGTTTTCGGAGCCAGGATTATTTATTCCCCAACTACCAGACCAGTTTGGTTCTGGGAAGTTTTGATTTGAATAGTTATTACCAGTGTTACCTACCCACGCATGGTGTTCAACGTTACATCCATTTGATGAACAACCAAGTGCGTTAATCATACTAAAGGTATAGTTTTCGCAGTTTGCGGGTGACAAATGCCAAGTATTATTTGGATCTAGTTCACCTGCACTGCTACCTCTGTATCTATTATCTGATGCCTGTGCAGACCCTTTAAAAAATTGCATTCCGCCAATCTCAGTACCACCAATATTACTGTGATTAGCGAGAGAAATATGGTCACGAAACATATTATACATGTTACCACCTCTGTTGGTAAAACAACCATTAATATATCCAACATCCAAAGATGAACCATATGGATCTCCCGATGCAGTAAATCCCTGCATGATCAATACATCATCTGCTGACCATCCTCTATAATGATTTGACTTAAAGTCAGATCCCAGTGCATTTCTTGCAGTACCAGTAGTTGATGTAGTTGTCCAGTTACCATACCAAGAGTCTGAACCACCTGTGTAACTACCATGTGAAGTATTATCTGTGATAGATGCAACCATGACCCAATATTTACCATTAGGGTCTTTATATGCATATACTTCTTCTGTATTAGTGCCATCAAATTTTATATACCAATAACCAGAACCAGGATCATTACTTGATAAGTTTGCTAGTGATGTAAATGGTGCGTTAGATGTGCCATTCTCTCCATAATATTGTATCCATGTACTACCATTATAAATTTCTACTGCTCCTAATGATGTATTCCATCTTATGTAACCTGTAACTGGTGAACTAGGTCTTTCCCCAGTTGAACCTGAGGGTAGACGCAAAGCACCAGTACCGTCATGATAAACATTACCGTTTATCTGTAACTTATGTCCCGCAGGAATTGTAGTTTGATTAAGTGATGCAGGTATACCACCGATACTTGCTACGGTGAGTTTACTCATTTAAACAGGTTATAGTATTTCTATTTATTGTCCTGGCGTTGGATACTCCTCTACCCATGCAGTAACAATATACTTATCATTATTTAGGGGCGGATTACCTCTGTGTGTCCATGCCCAGTCACATGGAAATATTACAAATTTTCCTGCCTTTGGGGTGACTCTAAAATGTTGATATAAAAATTCTGTTTCACCACCTTCAAAACCATCGTTCAGATAGATCATAGTTGCTAACTTACGGTATGGTGCAGAGGGTGTTGACTCATAATGCCAAGCATGATAACCCTGTCCTGGTTCTGTTTTTTGTATCTTTGCCATAGTATGTTGAAACCTACGACCAACTAAGATGTCATATTTTAGTACATACTCTCGTAGTGCTTGGTCAGTAACATAGTTCCAACGTCTGAATATACTTCTTGATAGATTATCATGAAAATATTCTACTGGTAACTCATGCATAAAGATTTGAGAATCAGCAGCACCTTTCTCTGAGTGTCTCTTGATTGTCAAACCATTATCTGATATGAACTTATAATATTCTATTATATCTGTACAATCTAAGTTAGTTTCAAACTCACTGATAAAGTTATCATGATGTATAGATTTTGTTATTACAGGTTCGCCACCTGCAAAAGGACTCATTACCATTTATTAATCGGGCAGTGGAATATTGGAAAGCGTGCCTTAACTGCAAGTACACAGTTACATTTAGTACAGATACCAATAGGCGATTTGTACTCACACTTATCACATATTCTAATCCTATTTTGATATAATGTCAAGTCGGGGACGTCCCCATCTTCTACTATTAACCTGCCCACACACCGTTGTTGAATACTTCTAATTTATTTGTTGATGTATTATATCTTATTTCTCCGTTTTCATATCCCCTTCTAGGTGCGTTATTTATTTGTGCAGCAGCAAACTGTTGAGTAGTTCCGTATGGTATAGGTAAAGCACTCTGACTGCTATTTTTAACATATAAGTATGAAGTACCTTTGAATACTAAATCACTCTCATCATTAACAGTAACAGTAAAATTAGGTGTCAATCCTTGTATGTTCTGTACTCGTAACTTCATCTAACACTCCATGCAGCACCTGATTCGACTGTAACAGTGAAACCAGAATTTATGGATATAGGACCTGCACTCATTCCGTTGGTAAACTCAGCACCATTGTTTGCACTTGGTCCGACTGTAAGATTCTCTGCGATTACATTATTATTTGTTCGTACAATACTATCAGTTCCTATAGCAGGTCCTCCTCCTGCAACTGGTGTCCAACCTGCACTACCTGTACCGTCATCTGCTTTATATATTTCTGCTTGGTCTATTGTAGTATTAAATCTCAATGTACCGACTGATACACCAGTAGGTCTTGTAGACTGAGTACCAGAAGGTAACCTAAACACTGAGTTATCATTCAAAAAACTCAATGTAGTTATAATTGCACTTGTAGTGTTTGCGATTTGATTACCGCTTATTCTTGTCGTTGCCATGTTAGATAGGTAGTTCTAGAATGTGAACAGTATCAGATGCTAGAGGTGCATCATTCATTATTACGCTTGATCCGTTAGCATTTACTGTGTAGTTATCTGTTGGTGCTTGTCTTACACCATTAAGGAATACTAATACAGAGTTGACACTATGTTTGATGCCTCCACTATATGTAGTAATGTTGAAACTCTGGTTAGAACCATTACCAGTATATGTTTTAGGAATATACTTGTCAGCACCAACACCACCTCTACCAGTAACAACTAAGTCACCATCGACTTTAGCACTGCCTAATATACCAACTCTGAATCCAGATACAGCAGCAGTACCAATACCAATATGTTGAGTGCCAGAGAAAGTGTCAATATTGATTTCACCAGTATCTGTGAGACCAAACTCTGACCATGCTCCATTGTAGTATATCCAACCAAGAGATTTCCCAGGCGTCCAGTTAATATTATAAACAAGGTCACCGTCAGCAGGTGTATCGTATCCTGTGATATTAGAGAAGTCTGGTTGTCCACTTGCATCAGCAGGTGCGAGCAGAGTTTGTTTGATAACTGTACCATCTTGGTTATAGTAAGAGATCTTTCTTGCTTGAAGGTTGTTAGTAAAGGTTGTTAAACCTTGGAATGTAACAGGACCTGCAAAGATAGATTCTAACTGGTTAGATGCTCCACCGATTACAGTCAGTTTATCAGTCAGCACCAACTCAGAGAATGTCTGAATCGTTGTGCTTTCTTCTCCAACAACGTTTAACTGTGCGATGTCTTCGTTAGTAATCTGACCTGTAACAGGGTTGATAACTTGGTTACCAATGAATAGGTCACCGTTAGAGTTAAGTCCAGAGTAGAATGAAACTCCTCCTTCTTCTTTAATGGACTGTGAGAATCTAATCTGTTCTTGAGTTAGTGTCTCAACTTGGGTTTGGGGGAACGCTGTACTATAGTTTCCAGGTCCGAAACCAAGGTATTCAAATGTGTGATTACCTGATCTGAGGATAGAGTGACGTCGGAACTCGACATTGATCGGTGCGACTGTTCCATCATTATTTTCTCGAATCTTGATTTTTCTGGTCTCCTCATCGCCAGCTCGTGCAGTAAGTTGCACATTCGAGAGAAGTTCGTTTCCTGAGTCATAGTTTGGTGTTGTACCTGGTTGTGTCCAACCTGTGTCTGTTAATAGGAATACTATTGCTTCCTTTGTAATAGATAATTTTGGATCTTTGGCGGGTGGAACTGCTCCATCAGTAGCATTAACAAGACCGATAGTAACGTTATCAGCAACTGAGACTGCAGCAGTAGGATCGGCAACTGGATTATCTCTGTCAAATGTAGGATAAACTTCATTAACGTTTTGTGAGAACTTCCTATTGTCGAAGTTGGTTGCACTTGGTGCAATAGACCCGCATAATAAAGTTAGATAGTAAATACCATCTGCTACACCTCTTTCAAATGGTTGAACAACTTCAATATCATATATGTAAAAACATCTTTGTAAGTTAAATGATGTGGTATCACTATTCAGAGGTTGTAATACGAAACCAGAGATAGGATCTCTAGGTAGAGGATTAGTTTTATCCTTATCAATCACATATCTTACACGATAGGTTCTATCTTGTAAGTCACGAGGATCGGGGATCCTCTTAATAAATGTGCTTGGTGTAAAGTTTACAGTATTATATTGTGTATTATTTGATAATGTACTATAAATTTCATTTGCATTATTTCCTGTTGTATCAGCCATGACTGATAGATACCAACCACCAACTTGTCCTGCTACACCACCGATTGTATATTGTGTGCTATCAAACTGGATCGGTGATCCTGCTTCACCAGGTGATTTTCCTGATACGCTAGGTCCGTATGGTGATATGGATGCTGACTGTGTAGTTGCAGCAGTAGCACCGTTTGCTACAAGTAAACAGTTTATCTTATCTGGGACTGCACTAGCACCTGTACCATCTTGTCTAGCACCGATTGTAAAACCCTGTACCCTTGATGTTGGTGGTGATGCTTCAGTTGTGTAACCATATAAGTACAGTCTTGATCCTGGTTGTAATCCTTGTCCTGCAAGTGATGCGTTAATAGTTTTAGTTCTTTGTATATCAATATTGACCCAGTTTACAGATGTTTCTTCACCAAAAACTATATTGACTGCAACGTCTGTAAGTGCAGCAGATAGTGTGATTGCTCTAGTGTTTGTATTGACTGATCCTACAGTCGTACCTGGAGCAATACCTGCACCAGTTACAGTCATACCTTGGATAACCCCGTTGACTGACCCGTCATTTGCTAGTGTGATAGTTTGACTACCTGCAGTTCCACCTGCTGCTATACTTGTAGCAATAACATTTAATGCTTTTGGTGGAATAATATGAGTTATTGCCCCTGCTTTATCTTTTGAGAATGATTTTGCTTTGAAACCTGCTGATCTAAGAGCAGTGTTACCGAAGTTAGAGTTAGAGTTGGTGATTGACATGTCACCGCCACTCTCAGCAGTGAAGTGACCTTGATATCCCACAGCGAACACGGAAACCGCCTGTATGAATGAATCATTACTACACTTGATGTGTTCATGACCCCATCCCTTTCTATATTCAGCGAAACCATCTAAGTGTGCACCATCTCCTGCTACTGCTACATCATATGCACCAGTTGACTGATTATATCTTACGAATGCTCTATCATCTTTCTGTAGTGACAGTCCAGTAAACTGTGCCACAACCATTGATTTGAAACCAGTTGCTTTTGCACCATTCGCATGCATACCATTCATACCCCACACTGATCTAAGTGATAGGTTGAATGCGTAAGGTGATGCTGAGTCAACGGTATCAATTTCAGTCTTCACCGTAATATTTGAACCTACAGCGTTTCCTGAGGGTTCACTTGACATCTGATAAGTAAATGTATTACCAGATGCAGATGTAACAGTGAATGAACCATTGTATAAACCTGCGTCTGCTTCATTCTGAGGACCTGATGAACCAGTTACACCACTAATATTGATGTTTACACCAACAGAGAATCCATGATCTCTTGGGTTACCAAACTCATCAACTGTGACTGCTGTTGCAGTCTGTCCGTTTCTTGTAATAAAGTTAACTTTATATTCATCGGAGATCGGACCAACGATTCTGTTTTCTTCAACCCTTGCCTGTATTTGGTCAGCAGCAGGATCACCAGATGTATCAGGAATCGTTGCGAATGCTTTTGATACTTTTTGATAGTATATTTCTAAGTCTGTTCTTTCTAGAATGTTTGGTACAGCAGAGTAATCTGTGTTAGGTACAGTTCCGTCTGTGATTAATTTTGATAATGGATTAAGACCATCAGCAAACTCAAAACAAGTAAGTCTATGATGAGAAAATTTAGGTGCTAGTGTATCTACTGAGTCTGGTTTATAATATACTCCTTCTTCTGCTCCATCAAAGAATGAGAACTGCCAGAAATAAGTACCACCAGTTACTTTGAAGATTGCTGTTCTAGGAGGAACCTGATCTTCTGTGTTAATACCTTTTGCTGCAAAAACAGTAGGATAAGGAACATACTTAGGTATAATCTTAGTTCTTCTAAGATCTGTTCCAACAAGGGAACAACCTCTTGGAACAATAATACCACCCTCAACAGAGTTATATTTGTAGAGAACATTGTTAGGAGAAGTTAAGTCTAGGTTAGAGTTTGCATCAATAGGTGCAACGTTTGTGTATAGCACATCACCTGGTCTGTTATCTACGATATATTCAGCAGGGTAAAGCATGATACTGAAAGCATCAAACTCGTCATTACTTAAACCAACTCTATATGAAAATCTTGCTACTTCTAAAAATGCCCTCTGGATAGATTTGAAAGGTCGCAACGCAGAGTTACCCCTATTATCAATAGCATCAGATGCATCGAAATCATCGGGGTTGACATATATGATACGTCCAGTTCTGGACGTAATAATATTCTTTAGTCTAGTTAGTGACATTACCTATCCGCTTTGTTTGTATTTATTGGGGGTTAACTTCCACCAGATCCAGATCCACCAGAGGCAGCCTGTCCGTAAGTACGAAGTGTAAACTCGGATGAAGCATCTTCAAATCCGATTAGTGCAAACGATGCTTCTGCAGCAGCGCATTCAACAACCAGTCTCTGACCTGGTCCAATAACAAGTGATTTGATTTCTTCTGTTACATCTGCAGCAAGTGTGTTGTCCTTGCGAATGTAATGCTTAGTCTCTACTGCTGTTGTTGCAGTAGTGATAGATGATATAGTCAC